TGGAACAATATACCAGAACAGCATACCTTGAACAAACTAGTCCTTCAAATGCATGAAGAGTTTGATATTAATATTATTTCTACAGCAGATAGTCACTACCCAGATAAAGAATCATGGAAGGACCGCGAGTTGTATAAAAGACTGGGGTGGATTGGTGGTACCAAAACGCGCCCGACATATATGTCGTCCGAGATCCCCATCGATGTAGATGAAATTGGCTATGAGCTTTACCCTAAAAATGGTGACGAGATGTGGGAGGCCTACAAGAAGTATTCGGCTGAATGTGGTGTACAATATGATGATAATTTGGTAGAGAAGTCGATTACAAACACACACCACATCGCATACAACGTTATCGAATCATTTATGCCAGACGACACAGTTCGATTGCCATCTTTTGTTGTGCCTGATGGCGAGTCGGCGACACAAGCACTAACCAAAAGCTGTATCGCTGGCATGAGAAAATTGAATATTCATGAGAACGAGGAGTATGTTGAGCGGCTTAAGTTTGAATTAGAGGTTATTGACGACAGAGGCTTTAGCAAGTACTTTTTAACAATGAAAGCAATTGCAGACAAAGCCAATGAGCACATGTTGTCCGGCCCGGGCCGAGGTTCTGCGGCGGGATCCCTGGTGGCATATGCCCTGGGGATCACCCAAGTTGATCCCATTAAGCATGGTTTGTTGTTCAGTCGTTTCTTGCGATCTGACGCCACGGACTATCCCGATATTGATTATGATATTAGTGATGCCTTTGGCCTCAAGGAGATTCTTGCTAAGGAATGGGGCGAGACAACTGTTGTTCCTATCTCTAACTTCAACACGCTCCAATTAAGATCTTTGATTAAGGACATTGGCAAGTTTTATGAGGTACCATTTACTGAAGTAAACGCCGTTACCAGTCGCATGGTTAAAGAGGCGACACCGAAAGCTAAGAAGAAGCACGGCATCACTGCTGGTGTTTATGCCCCGACGTTTGAAGAGGTCATGGAATATTCTGAGTCGCTACAGGCTTTTCTTAATAAATATCCACACATTAAAACTCATGTTGAGTCACTGATTGGACAGGTTAGATCGACCAGTCGCCACGCCGGAGGCGTTGTTATTGGAGAGAACCTGGATAAACACATGCCACTAATTTGTTCTGGCGGTGTCATTCAGACACCATGGTCAGAAGGGCAGAACGTACGCCACCTTGAGCCACTTGGATTTATTAAGTTTGATTTGTTAGGCTTGTCGACCCTAGAGATGATTCAATCTGCAGTTGGGCATCTCTTGAAAAGACATTGTGGGGTTGTAGATCCGACATATGAAGACATTAGAAAGTGGTATGATGAGAACCTACACCCAGATAAAATTGACCTCAACGACAAACAGGTGTATAATAACATCTTTCATAAAGGAAAGTTTGTGGGAGTGTTTCAGTTTACGAACGAGGGCGCCCAAAAGTTTTGTCAGCGTGCTAAACCAAAGAACATTATCGACATTTCTGCCATTACGTCCATCTACCGTCCCGGCCCCCTGAGCGCCAAGGTTGACCGTTTATATGTTGAGGCAAAAAATACACCAAGCAGCATCAAGTATATCAACCCTATTGTCAGGGGTGTTACTGAAGAAACTGCTGGATTTTTAATCTTTCAAGAACAAATTGCGTTGTTGGCTCATGAGCTTGGAAAAGACATATCCCTAGACGAAGCAAACAAGCTTCGGAAACTGTTGACCAAGAAGGGTACCGGTAAAGGAGATAAAGAGAAGAAGGTTATTTATAATAAATTCATCCAAGGCTGCAAAGAAAAGGGCATGCCGCCCTTACAGGCGGAAGGATTGTGGCAGACGTTTGAATATTTCTCTGGGTACGGATTTAACAAATCACATGCTGTGTCCTATTCGATACTGTCTTATCAGTGCGCGTGGCTGTTGAACTACTTTCCAGAGTGCTGGATGGCTGCGTTCCTTGATAAAGAGCCAGAGTCTCGGAAAGAAGCAGCCATTAGCTTGGCTCAAAAATACGGGTTCCACATTGAAAATATCAACATCAACACTTCCACTCAGCAGTGGGAGATAGCGCCGGGCGGAAAGACGCTTATTCAACCCTTCAGTTCAATTAAGGGGTTGGGTGAGAAAGCTGTTGAACAAATCATTAACAACAGGCCATTTCAAACTGTGGAAAAGTTGTTGTTTAACGAGGACATTGTTTATTCTAAGTTGAATAAAAAATCGCTTGATGTCCTGTGTCGGTCGGGAGCGTTAGATCCGCTGGTTGATGAGAGGTTTACTGGTTGTAAACATTTTTGGATGGCGTGTATACAAGACAGACCAAAAAATACCAAAAAACTTAATGAGAATATTGACTTGTATGCCCCAGAAGAAGACTTTACAAGAGAAGAAAAGATTGATTTTATATCGTCTTTGACTGGCATCTTTCCATTTGATTTAGTCATGACCAAGAATATTCGGGATTCAATTGAAAGATATTGTGTCCCTCCAATTGGTAAGTGGGACCAAGATCTAGGCGTTGCGTGGTTCATACCCCGAGAGGTCATCCCCAAAAGAACAAAGAATGGTAGACTATATTGGCTTATACGCGTTGTAGATAACGCATCTAGTTCGACAACCATTAAGTGTTGGGGCGTGAAAGAGAACGATCAAATACACATTAATCGTCCTTACGCTGCGAAGTTGCAGCACGATGAACAGTGGGGTTTTAGTACAAGATCAATTAGACACACATTTAAACTTTTAGGATAACCATGGGCGGATATATAAGAAAATTAAAACGGAAACAAAAGAAGGAAGCAGAAAAAGATATCAAGAGGCACCTGGCACTGTTTGATAAGATGGGTGGTGAGTGTAGTGCCTGCGAGAAATCTTTTGATAAAAAGTCTAAAGAGCATGCTATGACGTGGAGTGTTGTTGTAAGAGAAGAAGAATCTATAGTTCGTCTTTATTGCCCAGAATGTTGGAATATGGCGAAAAAGGTAATTAAACAAGTGGAGGAAACAAATGATAATTGAGTATTACCGAATACGCCCCGGTTCAAAGGAACCGGAGCGCGCAAACCCAAGCGATGCTGGCTTGGATGTTTTTTACTGTCCGAGGCCAGGTACTGCTGCTGTATGGATCAAGCCAGGACGGAATATGGTATTGCCCACGGGCATTAAGGTTGGAGTACCTCATGGATACATGCTTCAGGTATGCAACAGATCTAGCATGGGCGCCAAGAAGTCCTTGGTGGTTGGCGCGCACGTTGTCGACAGTGGTTATGACGGTGAGATTTTTGTAGACTTGCACAACATTGGAGACACGGAGCAGCTGGTTTGTGCAGATGATAAAATAGCTCAACTCGTTATGGTACCGGTTGTTCATTTTCGGGTTATGGAATCTGAAAAGAATAATTTATATGATAACTATCCAATTACAATTTCTGATCGTGGCCAAGGTGCCTTGGGCTCAACTGATAAAACAACTGACTTAAATAGCGGAGTAAAAAATGCACAGTCATGATATAAGAAGAAAAACCCTGCCCACGTTCAACCGCCGGCGCGCCTATGCTCGAGCAGCGGAAGTTTATAAAAGCACAGAGGTCAATACAAATCCTAGGAAAAAACCAGACCAACCTCGCGAGGAAGCTGTGGTAAAATCAGATGTATTAGAGGAGCTTGAGAAAGTGATGCACCACTTACAGCAGGTTATAATGAAATTGCGGGGTAAAGTATGAATAATGCAGCTCAACGGATAATGTTCAGTTCTGAGTCGTGCGAGTGGTCAACTCCGCAAATACTTTTTGATAAATTAGATGCGAGGTTTCATTTTACACTAGATCCGTGCGCTACTCCGTGGAATAAAAAGTGTGATAAGTTCTTCACGAAAGCGGATGATGGCTTGGCTCAGGACTGGCAAGGTGAAATAGTATTTTGTAACCCTCCATATGGGAGAGAGGTTAAAAAATGGGCAAAAAAATGTTACGAAGAGAGCTTAAAGCTCGATACCACGGTTGTTCTGCTTGTTCCCTCTCGTACTGATACTGCGTGGTGGCACGACTACATTATGCACGCAGCAGAAATTATTTTTATTCGCGGCCGCCTGAAGTTTGGAGATTCAAAAAATTCTGCACCCTTTCCTTCGGCCTTGGTGGTGTTTAAAAATAGTCAGTCACCTACTTTAAAAACGATGGAGAGCAAATGAGCAGTAATATATCGTATAGTGAAGCAAAACAAACTTTAGAAGAGATAATGGAAGCTGCGGAACAAAAGCTAACACCCACAGAGCCTGAATATGATGCGGTTACGAAACCCGAACATTATAATCACGGAAAGTTTGAAACAATTGAGGTTGTTGAGGATTGGAAATTAAACTATCACTGTGGAAATGCATTAAAATATATTTCAAGACACAACCACAAAGGCAAGCCAGCAGAAGATATCAAGAAAGCAATTTGGTATTTGCAAAGGTATTTGCAAGTTTTAGAGGGGGATTAATTATGCACAAGGCATCTTCGTTTGATGATGTACTTTTAGTACCAAAATATAGTGATATTAAAAGCCGAAGTGAGGTCGATATTGGAAGCTTTTTAGATGATACAATTTATCTAGGGGCCCCAGTCATATCAAGCCCAATGGACACTGTTTCTGAATCTGAAATGTTGCGCGCTATGTACAGTGAAGGGGGCTTGGGCGTGGCTCATAGATATAACACAATTGAAGAGCAAGTTACACTTGTTAAAAAAGCAACCATCCCCTACACTGCCGCGGCAATTGGAGTGACTGGTGATTATGAAGCTCGAGCCTGTGCTTTATGGGATGCCGGCACCCGTATTGTTTGTTTGGATGTGGCTCACGGGCACCATGAGTTGGTCAAGAGGGCGCTAGGAACACTAAGAGATATTTTTGGCACTACGATTCACTTGATGGCGGGCAACGTTGCAACGCTTGAAGCTTTTAATGATTTAGCAGATTGGGGAGCAAACAGTATAAAAGTGGGAATTGGCGGCGGCTCGATATGTAGTACAAGAATTATTACCGGTCACGGAGTACCAACCTTTCAATCGATTGTTGATTGCTCATATACGGATAGAGATGCTAAGTTAATTGCTGATGGTGGGATCAAAAACAGTGGCGATATTGTAAAAGCCCTGGCTGCGGGGGCTGACTTTGTTATGTTGGGCTCCATGTTGGCTGGCACTACTGAATCGCCTGGTGAATTGTTGTCGAATGAGAAAGCTGAAAAATATAAAGTTTATAGAGGGATGGCGTCTGTAGACGCGCAGAGAGACTGGAGGGGAAAGTCTTCTTCACCAGAAGGGGTTTCGACAATTATTCCTTTTAAGGGTTCTGTGGGAAATGTTATGAAAGATGTTATTGGCGGCATACGCAGCGGCTTGTCTTATACCGGAGCAAGAGATATTAGAGAGTTGCAGGACCGCGCAGAGTTTATTGTGCAAACTTCCGCTGGCCAGATGGAAAGCAACACTCATATTTTATGGAGCTATAGATGAAAGATATTACAATCCCAGATCCCAACGATAGAAAGAAAATAATGTTTTATGATACACCACAACGCCACGCCCAACTTAAGATAAGGTGCAGCCATGATGGTATAAATCAATCTCAATTTTTACGCATGATGGTTACAGGTTATATTGAAAACGATTCACATGTTGTTGAGTTTATAAACGAGTGTAAAGAAAAATATAAACTACAGGGCAAGTCTCGTCGAACAAAGTCTTTAAAGCTGCAGCGCCATGGCGAGCAGTTATCTAAGGACCTTGCTCTTGGGGAAGATGAAATAGAGAATATATTTGATATTTTGGAGAATGATATATGAGAGACTGTTTAAAAGTGTGCAAGGATTTGAACACACCTTGTCCAATAAAAGAATGTACCTACTATATAAAGTATAAAGATGATTTAAATTGTACTTTTGAAGCAATAGAAAAGAATGGTTATATGACTTTACGAGAGGTAGCAAAAAGATTAGGAGTCAGCTTTGTGAGAATAAAGCAAATTGAAGACAAAGCCATAAAAAAAATAAGTCTTTTCTTCGATAAAGATTCTATTTAATATGTGATACCTTTAAGGTTTTCTGAAGGAGAAAAAAGAAAATGAGCAAAACACTCTTATCCGAGTCTGAAATTAAAAAATTTATGAAGCATGCAAACTTAGGCAAAGATGCTGCTAGTAATTTTATTGGACGCTTGAACGAGCATAGCCTGGCTGAAGCCGAGGAAGATGAACCGGAAGCGCCACCTGAGGAGGCAGAAGGCCCCGAGGGCGAAGAGGCCCTGGGTTTAGATGAGCCGCCCGCCGAAGGTGAGGAGCCCGTAGAAGAGCCCGGCGCCGCCGGCGAAGATGAGGCCATGGAAGCTGCGGTCGAAACGGTCGTATCTGCCATCGTTGATGCTCTTGGTGGGATTCCCGGTGCCCCGGAAGTTTCCATGGAAGCAGGCGAAGAAGAAGCCGGCATGCCAGGTGAAGAAGAAGCCGGCATGCCAGGTGAAGAAGAAACTGATATGCCAGGTGAAGAAGAAGCTGGCATGCCCCCCGGCATGCCCCCCGAAGCTGGCGCCCCCGAAGAAGAGGAAGAAGCTGCGCTCATGG